CGAGAAGCTGTTCAGCAACGTATTATTCAACGACCAGTGGTAGTGGTTCAACAACCAGTTGTTCAAAAGCCGGTGGTTCAACAACCAGTGGTAGTTGTTCAACAGCCGGTGGTTCAAAAGCCAGTGGTTCAAAAACCAATTGTCCAGCAAACCGCACGCGATACTGTTCGTCCTTTGCGGACAGTTGGTTGTGTTACTCGTAGTCAAAAAGCACGCCTTGATGCTGAATTCAGAGAACGTTGGATGGCGCGAGAAGCTGTTCAGCAACGTATTATTCAACGACCAGTGGTAGTAGTTCAGCAACCAGTTGTTCAACAACCAGTGATTCAGCAACCGGTAACCGAGGTTGTCCCCAGAAAATATCCCACTCGTCGTAATGTGGAAAACTATAGTGATGAAGAACTCTTCAAATTTGTGCGAACTTATGAAAATCGTCGTGGTAATTTTATTACAAGAATGATCGAAACGGATGTCGTATACAAGTTTTATGAATTGCCAAGAGATGTTCGATTAAGGTCAACCCCTCTACTCAATCGAGAAATCATCGGGCATTTCACCGATCCGAAAACAAATAATATGCGTATTCGTCGAATCGGCAAAACCGATATGATTGCGCTATGTGTTCTTGCCAAAAATGAAAACGGGATGTATATAAGTCGCCCTCGTATACTGGAGTCGATGCCCTATCCAAGAAACGAACGAATCTATCTAATCGTTCCTCAACTTCCAGGTATTACCATTAGCGAACCAGTAAGTAGCCAACAAGTATAATCATTCACAACCTATAACCGTATGCTTAATGTAAAACACAAAAACAAAAACAAAAACTGGGGAAACCCTTTTTTTGTTTTATTCAAGAATTTTCTACTATTTCTATTCAGGAAAATTGATTTGTTTTTTATTTTGTGGATGAACTATACATAAATCAAATCAATTATTCGTAAGAAATCCCTATCTATCTCTCAAAGTGTAACTCTCTAAAAAATGCCTTGCTCTCGTTGTCATCTATTCGGTCATAATGCGCGTAATCGTTTATGTCCAGCCCTCCGTTCTCCATCAGGTATTGCCAATCGGAATGAAACAGTGTCGGAACCTGAATGGCAATATGTAGACCATAGCGCGAATCGTCCTTATGGTGTCACGGGTCCTGTCGGTGTCACAGGTCCAATTGGTGTTCCTGGTCCTGTCGGTGTTACTGGTCCAATTGGTGTTACGGGTCCTAGAGAAGAGCATGTCGCACGCCCTACGGCGGAGCATGTCGCACGCCCTACGGCGGAGCATGTCGCACGCCCTACGGCGGAGCATGTCGCACGCCCTACGGCCGAGCATGTCGCACGCCCTACGGCCGAGCATGTCGCACGCCCTACGGCCGAGCTTAGACCTCGAGGACACGCACCACGTCGTCGTCACAACGTCCAGCATGACGAAAACTTGTTATCGTTTGTGAGAACATTTCAAAACATGCGTCCTCGTTATACTCAAATCATTCCGGTTGTAGGAACGTTATACAAATTTTACGAGTTGCCCAGCAATTTAATGTCGAATCCGCCAATCAATCGTGCGATTATTGAACATTTCATTCATCCGGAAACACAAAATATTATGGTGCGCACAATAGGCCCCGGCATCTCGATTGCGTTAGTCCGCCGTCTCTACAATGACCGAAATAGGGTTGAAATATTGAACGGTGTGACATATCCCACAAACGAAGAAGTGTTTCTAATCGTTCCTCAAATCCCAGGCGTCACAATTCTCGATGTAGATCGCCAGTACGACGATCTCCTAGAAGAAAACTCCGAACAACGGGTAGACGAAAGACGACGTGAGTATACACAACGCGTAATCGAAAGACAACGTATGTATGACGCACCACTAGCATACCCTCAATCACAGTCGCGTAGACGTCTTGCGGTGAGTTATGTGAAAGAATGGCAGATTATCTTGGATTTGTCCTCTCAAGAAGATTTGTCGCACGAGGATGAGTGTGCCATATGTATCGAGTCTAAACCGATATCCCAATTCGCGAAAACCAACTGTGATCACGAATACTGTGTGGATTGCGTGAAATCGCACGTTCAAGCAAACCGACACAAAACTACTAAAATCGTATGTCCATTATGCCGCACCGATCTAAACGGACTATCTATCAAAGACGTGGACCTCCACACCAACTTACAAGACTTTATTATTTCTCTATAACCGAAAACCGAAAACCGAAAACCAAAAACACGAAAACAAAAACACTATAAAAAGGGGTGAAAACCCGCCCTTTTTTTATCAAGAATTTTCGGACGACAACGGAGGGAGAAAATTCGCAAAACTCTTGAGAACTTTGTTCTAAAGAGATTGATCCCAATATTCATCGAAATATATATTTATTGAAATAAGTATTTAAAGCAGACCCGTAAAAGATAGTTATATAGTTTTTAATATGAGCAATAGTATTGTAAAATCACCCACAGACGCACCCGGATATCGTCTCCCAGACAATACCACACTCCAACATGCTATCAAACTTGCTATTGTGGAAGATAAACCCATTATGATGGATTATTGGACAAACTCTCTCGAAAAAACCGTATTGATTGGCGTGAAAGACGACGAAACCAAGGAAAAGATTCTCGTGCGAAGTGAGGAGGAATACACCAGTCCCATCTCCAAAATCTACAAGGTTTCCGGCGAATACATTATTATGACTGAAAACTCGATTTATATTGTGGACGTGAATATTCCCACCAAACGTATTTCGGCCTAAATTTCACGAATGTATAAATTTTACAATTGTGATTTTGTAAATTACAACGAACTCTATTTGTAACTGCTTTTATGCAGTTATAAATCAACCATATTTAGGAAAAATGTTGCGTGTATATATAGAAGATGCCACACTATAACGAATACTACCGCCAGGAACCACCTATGCCTACTAGTACCACCACATCAGGAGGTTATTACCGCGACGAGAAAGACGATTACCGACGCAAAAAGACGGAAAAACGCAGACGCCGGTCAAAAAAGAGAACCGATGGCGGAAGAAAACGCAGACGCACCGAGAAACGACGAACGGATAAACGCAGAACCGACAAACGAAGACGATAATTATCGCCTATAGCAATTGACCAATCGCCGTGGTTTGTTCTTCAGTAAGACTCTCGGGGAATTCTACATTAAACTCGATGATTAAATTGCCCGTATTGTTGTCGCGGGTCATTCCTAGACCAGGAATTGTTTTTTTGAATCCGGGATGGACAATCGTTCGGTTTGTATGATTGTTTAAACAGAGATTCTTGCCATTAATGTGTTGAACCTCAAACGAGAAACCAGTAAGTGCTTCTTTTAATGTAATGGTTTTCTTGTATAGCAAATCCATCCCGTGTCTTTCAAATGGTGTATTGTTTTCAATCGAAATCACTAACTTGATATCGCCTTTTTGGTCTTCGTTCACTGCGTTTCCGCATTCGCGCATAATAATCACTTCGCCGTTATCAATACCCGCGGGAATTGGTACATATACCGTTTCCATTTCCGCCACACGGACGTTGTTCTTAACCGCCCATTTCTCCAATTGAAGATGAATGGTACATCCGGAGTATGCTTGCGCAAACCCGATTTGTATGTTTTTAATAATGGGTGGCGGTTTATGTAATTGCTGGAAAATGTTGAATCCGGGCATTCCGGGCATACCGGGCATACCGGGCATTCCTCCTCCGCCACTATGAAATACGTGAACACCGGCGGGCATTCCTCCGGGCATTCCTCCTCCACCAAACATCATATTGAATATATTTCCAATATCTTCCATATTTCCTTCTTGATGCATCATAAACGGATTGCGATTGACACCGTTTAATTCATCGTCGTATTGCTGACGTTTCCCTGCGTCCGACAATACATCGTATGCTTCACTAATTGCTTGAAATCGCGATTTCGCTTCCGGCGCAGAATTCCGATCGGGATGCCATTTCAGCGACAAGGCGCGATAGGCTTTCTTGATGTCCGTTTCCGACGCATCTCGGGCAACATCCAATAGTTCATAATAATTTACCGACGACATTTTATTCGAATGACCAAATACGTTTATATGGTTGATATAAAAGGGTTTATATTGTTTTGATTGGATATTATATGGCGTTTAATGGATTCTTTATTAACAAAAACAAAACAAACAATATACTATTGATGGCTCGGTACACATTTTCGGACAATACTAATTGACGTAATTCGGTTTCTTTTGCTCGTTTGGGGGTTTGTTCCGTTATATACATTTGGATGAAATACACCGCGAATACAATATACATGATATCCGTTGGATTGGTGTAACTGAATGCTGTGTTTATTGCGGTTGTGTCGGCGACTTCATATACCACTTTGTCCATTACCACCGAACATACCGCGCGAATACACAAAATATTCTTTACGGACATTGTTGGAGAAAACAGAGGTGGAAGCATATTATATGTATCTCGTATAATATGTTTATTTCAGTTTATGTAATACTATTATGTACGTATTATTTGGGGGTTTATCGTTTATATAAAAAGGATGTTCCGATACTGAAACAACCACATTTTACGTTTATTTCTACTGTAGGGGTTGGCTCTTCGATCAAAGGTTCTTCAACAACTACTGAGGGCTCTTCAACAACTACTGAGGGCTCTTCAACAACTACTGAGGGCTCTTCAACAATAGGTTCTTCTACAACTACTGGGGGTACTTCCACTACAGGTTCTTCGACAACTACTGGGGGAACTTCCACAACAGGTTCTTCAACAACTACTGGGGGCTCTTCGATAACTACCTGGGGCTCTTCGACGACCATCAGGGATTCTTCGACAACTATATTACTGTCGTTTTCGAGAACCATTTCTTTATGATCATCTATCAATGATTTTCCGAGAGTATAAAGAAAATCAGCAGGAATATCGGTATGAATCGATTCAACCGATCCTCCAACTACTAATTCGATTTCAGAAGTATTCGTATTTTCGGACATAAACAAATATAAACCGTTGTATATTATTTGTATATATATTTACGTAATGTCGATAAGCGATAAGCAATCCCCGAAAAGCATCTTACCGACACAACCCATCCAAATAAACACTACATTTCAATTGACACAAAAACCATTAAACAAGTGTTTTGTGTGTGGATGTGTCCGAAATGTAGCCAAATATTTGCCAGCAGTATTTCAGAACATCCGAAAATTACAAACGGTATTCGACGAAGTATGTATTTTGATGGCATACGATGAATCCGATGACAATACTCTCGATTTATTGAAATCGATTCAGAAAACAACCCCGCGTTTCTACATTATCGTTCTCACCGAACCATTATCGAACATACGTACCAAGAATATAGCAAACGCCCGCAACCGCATATTAGATGATATTCGAGATTTACAGAATACAAAACCAGAATTTCGAGAGTATTCGTATTTTTGTATGATCGATATGGACAATGTATGTGCCGGAAAAATAAACGCCGATATATTGCCCCAGTATTTGGACCGTACGGATTGGGACGCACTCTCGTTTTATCGCGAAACATATTATGATATATGGGCACTATCCATACGCCCATTTGTATTCAGTTGTTGGCATTGGTATAACCGGGAGATAGCACTAAATGTCATCGAAACCACGCAATCGTATTTCTATAAGAAAATCCGAGAGTTACCCAAAAACGAATTATTGGAAGTAGATTCGGCGTTTTGTGGTTTTGGTTTATACAGACTCTCGAAATTCATTGATTGTGAATATAGTCCACGATTTGCGCTTCCGTATATGTCCTCCAAAATGTTGGCGGAGAACGAACGGGCTCTACAACTCCCATTAATGCCCGAATATCGAGAGTTCTATGGGGATTGCGAACATCGATGGTTTCATATGGAAGCGATACACAAACACGGCGCTAAAATCCGTGTTTCACCGCTGGCGTTGTTTGACATGATTCCATAAAGAACCAGACAAATAAAAACCAGACAAAATAAAAACCATACAAATAAAAACAAATATAAACACAAGACTCTCGATTTTATATCTTTATATGCCACACAAACCCACTTTTATAGCAAAATACAAACCATATCATCTCGATGATTTCAAACAACCAGTCGAAAAGGTCCAAAGTGGCAAGACAATAAAGGGACAAGCATCCGATAAAATGATCGCCCGTGAATATCGTCCAGATATGGTGTCTATCGTGAAAACCCTCATGGAAATTGACGACCTCAATATGTTGTTTATTGGCAATGTCAGTTCTGGAAAAACGACGTTATTGTATGCGATTTTGCGAGAGTATTACGGACTCTCGAAAACGGATTCGATTCCCGAAACCAATATTATGTTTATGAATAATCTGAAAGAACAAGGAATTCATTATTTTCGCAATGAAATGAAAACGTTTTGTCAATCGCATTGTTCGATTTATGGCAAGAAAAAAGTGATTGTCATTGACGATATTGATATGGTGAACGAACAAAGTCAACAAGTGTTTCGCAATTATATCGACAAATACAAATCCAATATCCATTTTATATCCGCGTGTAGTAATGTACAGAAAGTCATCGAGAGTCTACAATCGCGTCTACATATCATCAATATTCCGCCATTATCTCTTTCGCAAATCCGTGTGATTCTAAATCGGATTGTCGATACGGAAAACATTGTCATGGACGAACCATCGCGCGCGTTTTTATTGGAAAAATCCAATCGGTCTGTGCGAAATGTCATTAACAATTTAGAGAAAATACACATTTATGGACAACCGATTACTCTCGATGTTTGCGCGAAACTATGTTCCACCATTTCCTTTTCGCAATTCGAAGAGTATATTCGAGAGATACAACAAGGTCGTGTCTCCGACGCCATCCGGATTTTGTATGATATACACGATTATGGATATTCCGTGATTGATATTCTCGACTATTTTTTCACGTTTGTAAAAACGACGCCTTTGTTAACGGAAGACGAAAAATATCGGACCATTCCGTTGCTATGTAAATACATTACGGTGTTTCATAACGTCCACGAAAACTGTATTGAATTGGCGTTATTTACCAACAATATGATGAAAATCATCGGTCCCAAACAACCGAATATACATTTATGAAAATGAATATCCAAAATATCCATATCCATAAATGGTATAAAAACGAGAATAGTGGATTCGTATATACTCTCGGTTTTATGTCAGAACAACCCAACATTTTGGTTTCTCGCGAAACAACCGATTCCGTCGTGTATTCCATTGTCCAACAGTTTATCCAACGTTCCGATTTCGGATTCAAAAAATACGGAACCAATCTTGACCGAACCGATTTGTCTGTCTTGGATTGGATACAACATGCACAAGAAGAACATATGGACGCCATTTTGTATTTAGAAAAACTCAAACAAGAATACCAGAAACGTCCACAAACCGACGCCACCACGCAATCCGAAACAGAAAATTGATTCGGTTTCAATCATTCCAAATAGTAAGTATCTACTATATTTACTATTCTAACTTTTAAAACCGAACTATCCTTATCCAAATACTCTCGAAAAAATGAATATCCTGTTTGTTTTCTTTATCGTTGTCGCTGTTGCCATCGTAAGCGTATATGGTTATACACCCGGCGTTGTGCACGCGTATCTTACCCCCGGTCAATGGGGAAGTATCCGCAAGATTTTGGCTCATCCGGAAACCTCCTATGGGATTATCCAAAAAACCCGCAAAGTGATTTATACCCATTACGAGAGTTGGGCAATACATCGCGCCCATCGATTCCGCGATACATACCCCGGACTATGTAGGCATATTACCGTCGACGAGTTGGCGATTTACGCAACCAAGGGGTTAATCCGGGCAATTGAAGGGTGTAATTATTCGGATTTAGGAAACACGCCCTTCTCGATATATGCTTCAAAGTGGGTAGATTATGAATTACTAGACGGAATGACGGATTTACAACCGATGACTACAATACCAAAAAGAATCCAAAAACGAAAGGGAATATACAATCGAAAACAATATCGTGTTGATTCTATCGATAATCGAGAGTATTTACACAAAAAACGTAATCTGAATACAGATGATGAAGTATACGACTATGAAGACGCTTGGGAACGAATCGACAATATATTGGATACACCTTTTGCCAACCGAGCGTTTCGCTGGAAGTTTTCGCCGAGACTGAATCAGGTAAGGTCGAACGCCGAAGTCGCGGAACTAATGGGATGTTCCGAAGAAACGGTACGTCGGGCAATCGCTGGCTCGCCAAAGGTATAAATTTTACCACAGGTATAGATTTTACCACAGGTATAAAAATAGTACTACCTTGGGGTAATCATACATAAAACAAAAAAGTATTGTAGTTACAAAAATATAAATACACACTATGTATAGAGGTAAATATGAGTGATGATGATCCATCAAAACATATTGTAGATAATCCAGACGGAGGGGCAATTGTTGCTCAACGTTCGTCGTCTACACAACCTTATAAAGTAAGTAATGGTATGAAATTTAAACAACCACCGAACAAACCACGTAACAAAGGGTTGTTTCAACGTTTGTTTAATGTTTTTTCACCAAGTGAAATGGAAGAAGATGATGATATGTATGAAGAAAACGCCGCAATGCCAATGAAGGAAAACCCGCTCATAACAGTAATGCCACCACCAGTAATCCAAAGACAGGCTACGCTACAACCGGCACCAGTAATCCAACAACAGGCTACGTTACCACAAGCAATGCAACAGACTACGCTACAACCAGCAATGCCCTACGAACCAACACCCCCGCCCGTAATATCTCATCCAGTCCATCAACATATTTTTCATTTTACAAAAAACACATTGGGTTTGGAGACAATGGAAGGTCTTGGAAATAAACTACAAGAAATCGATACAACATTCACCAATGATTTGGAACATCAAATGATAGTCGACTCTCTATTGACCACCAATACAATCACACAGGCCATCGACATTTTATATTCAAAAAACCCATTGCCATTATGTTCAGTAGATAATGTGATGGAACTCATGGATAGTTTAAAATATGTTTCATATGAAGTGAATCATACGGAGATGGAGGAAATGCCCGCCCAATATGCCGATTATAACGCAAACCAAATGGATATTACACCAGTAAATGTTACCCAACTCATCGATATGATACCACAAGAAGAATTTCAACCAATGGAAATAGATACTGATGATGTGCCAGACCAAATGGAATATGGACAAATGGAAACTACTTCTACTCCATTACAAGTCGTATATGATTATATTGCGGACACAGCCACACCATTGAGAACATCCACACCATTGAACTCAAATACGATTACTACGTCGGATTCTTTAACGGACGAAGAGAAACAATTATTCAAAGGCTATTTCCGAAATGTAAACGACAGATTGTTTGAAGATATTTCGGATGTCGAATTAGATTCATTAGAGAATTCCTATAATCAAATATTGGATGATATCGCGGCTGAATATTATAAAACCAATGCGTCACTATTCGATTTGGACAATGGTTCTCAATCGATGGAGATTGCTGGAGGAAAAACGAATGTCTTTGAAAGAGAAATGAAAGGAGAAATGAAAGGAGGGAAATGCGGAGAATCTACATTAATAAATGCCGCGGCGGAACACACATTATATTGGCAAAAACTAAAATTCGAACACGTTCACGATTTTATTCCCGAAAGAACAAAAGGATTGAACAATTCGTTAGCGTATTATAGTGATAATGGCGTATATAATAGCATTAATGCCGGATGGGATATTGCGTCAAAATCGCCAATTGCGCCCGGATACGAGAACGAAATCGAAGGCGCTTTTTTACAGAAAATCGGAGACGCAACCAAGATAGATGAACCAACATATATCAAAAATACATTGGATGTATTAATCGACAAATGCTACGAAAAAGTAGAAAATTCATTGTATACCCCATTATTGATATATAAAGCAAAGGATTTACAAACGGCGCAACTCGCCATTCTCGAATTCAAGAAATATTTTGAGGGGTTGCGTATTATCGTACGTCAAAAAGGCATTGCTCCAAACATATATTATTATTTTTATATTTCAGGCGATACTTTACCTACCGATCAATACAATGATATAGCCGGTGGGTTAGGTGTTTGTATGTCAGATATGAATCTCGATGATTATATTCTTACGATTGGTGGTATGAAAGAAACATTGTATAAACAATGTGATACAGGGGATATCGAATTTCAATATTTGAATACATTGATTACCAACCCATCCACAACAGACGGTATCGTGAAAGAGTTTATCCAAAAATGTCCCGAATTAAAAACCCCCGCAAGAATGTTAGACCCAATCAATACATCCATGTATGATATTGCCAATGGCATACTCACCCAGGACGAAGAAATTTATAAGTTGTTAAATGCCCCGATAGATCAAGGGAAATCCAAAGACGAAACACTCTCGGAATGTATTCGACTTGCCAGTATAAATGGTATTAATCGGTTATTGAATGTGTGGGTAAATGTAGAACCCAACAGTCAAATCGTAACCGATATGGTATTGACTGTATTACCTACCGACCCATCCAAAACGAATTCCATCACCTTTACGACTCTCGATGGAAAACTACTCACGTTCGAAATTGGTCAAACTACGGTGTCGCAAATATCGAAGTCGTTGGAATATATATCAACGATTATCAATGACTCGGATAATTATGAAACGATTATTCAAACGCTAACGAATGCTCCCGGATTTCCGATTATCTGTAAAGCAACTGCATTTGTATTACTATATAACGCAACCTTTAGACCAAACTTTAGTGCGTTGCCCCCCAAAACCATTACGCTGATGATTGTCGCGTACTGGAAATCATGTGGCGACGAATTTCAGCGATTAACATGCGAAGAATTAAACAAAATCATACCCGAGAAATTTTCGGAAGTAACCAGAAATGTATTCACCCTGACCGATGACCGTATTCTAGTCGGGGAATGTTTATTGAAAGATACTCCCGTTGTATCCACTATTAAATCATTTCACACACAATTCAATACGGACATATACGAAAAAGTAGGCACAGCACAGACGAATCGAACCACGTTTTATTTAGAAGGAATTACCCGAGGAGGCATTTTAACGAATCGTAAGAATGTGTTTCAAAAAGGGGAAACGCCGGAGGAAAAGATCGCGCGTATCAACAATGATATAAACAATATTATTGTGCGTATCAATACCAAATTGCCCGAAGAGAATCAAATTGTGAATGATACAAATAACACCGATATCAATGTTGTTCAGGAGAAACACAAACTATATTCCAAAATACTCATTGCGTTACAATATTATAATTCAAAGGATGATACGTCCAATAGTATTTACGCAAAAGTAATTGACAAAGAACTGAAAAATCTCGTATGGAATATTCTTTCGAGTGATCAAAAATCCCTATTCAATAAAACCAGTCGGGCGATTCCAACTAGTGTACATGGTCTACAACCCGCCATTATGGACTTTCTTGGAGATATGGAAATCCCCTCCAAACTAATGGGGGCATATCAGCGCGCGGTCATTACCGTTCAACTTGAAATCGAAAATTGTAGAAACACACTAAATACTCCCGAAATAAACAATTTGATTAATCCAACGGTTCTTCAATCCATTACCTCACATTATAATTCGTTGATTGAAAATATCGGTAATGAAACCGACAGTTTTTTAGATAAAATAATTAAAAAAGTAAAAACGGAACAACTCAAATTTGAATCGACCCGATCATCCCGTGGTGTAGTATTGAAACATGTGAATACGGATATTGTCATGCAACTCGATGAAAAAGAACGACAATTACGTGAAATGGAAGAACAATTAAAAATCGAAATTGCCGAGATTGAAAAAACCGCGGTAGAGGCACCCCCCGATACCAAGAAAAAGACCTTGTTTGGAAAAGTATCTTCCTTTTTGGATAAACAACGTAAAAAGATCGAGTCGCGACTCAAGAAAGTAAATGACACAGCGAAAGTCAAAATGGATAACTTACGAAAATCGATAAATGATTTGTCCGCCAAAATGTCCACCACATTACCCAAATCGAGTGCCGATAGTTGTAAAACGTTATTGTCGAGTTTAATCACTATAAAAACACAAAAAACACTTACTACTGGAGGAAAAAGCGCGTTGAAATCGGGACTCTTCCGAAAAAAGACACGTCGTAGTAATTTACGTATACAAAAACGGGGTAGAATAACAAAAAAACGCAAACCTCATGCCATGAAAGCAACACCCAGACGTTCGAAACCGAAACACACTCGGCGTAAAAAACCCGTATATAACAAGCGCACCAAACGACGCGGTGTCAATAAAAAATAAACGGTCATACTTATCTAGGGTTATGTGGTAATAGAGAGACTAGACATCCGTCATAATTTCGGTAAATCCGATTTTCTATGTAAAAAATATACCCGTGTGTTTTTGTCCTCCGTTTTCTCTTTTTTAAAAATAGCCTTATAAATAAATCCCTTTAGAAAAAGAATGTCCAAACAAATATTTCGCAAAGTTGTCCCCGTTTCACTCCTATATGAGTTGCTTGACCAAATATGCCTAAAGACCGACAAGTATTACTTGGTCGACCCCAACGCATACAAGAAACTCATATACAACAATCTTCATAACAAACTCGCGAATGATTTGCTTGATTACTATCACGTTTCGAAACAGTTTTATGTTCAAAGAAAAATGACCTATAACTCTTTCACCAACGTAGTGCGTCAAATATGTAAATCGGCCAACGTGATGTTCACCTCCCAAATCAAATACAACGAATCGAAATATAGCATCGATTATTTGATTTTCTTCTAACGTCCGAAATACTTGCGTGTTTTTGATTAGAAGTCCACCATAATCATCCCATATCTCCAATGTCGTCGGAATATATGGCACCGAAATAGTAAGTTGCTTTGCGCTTTGTGTATCATTTGGACATTACTATTTTCAAAATATCCGAGAGTATGGTAATGCTACAATACTCCATATTTATACCGTTATGAACGACGGTATAAATATATTACGACTATAATATATATTAAAATGAAATTCTTCGACTCTAAAAAGATATACTATTATGTATTTGTCTTTTGTCTAATTACCGTTTCGGCATATGTAGGCAACCGATTCAACGATGCTTTCAAACCCCATGACGAATATGACCTCATTAAAAACTATTTATTGAATGATTCGCCGTTGTATGGGTTCAATCGTCCGAAGATTTGGATACATACCAAATACGAATACAACGCCCGTAAATGGAAGAGTTTCCAGTCGCGGTCGAGTTATGACTTGAACCAGCCATACATCCATCTTACTATCAAATCCATTATTGACCATTGTGGCGATGATTTCCATATTTGTTTGATTGACGACAATACATTTAGAAAACTCATTCCGTCCTGGGAAATTGATTTGGCAACTGTCGCCGAACCGATGAAATCCCAACTGCGCCAAATCGGAATGGCTGAATTGGTCTATTATTATGGCGGAATGGTGTTGCCCAATTCGTTTTTGTGTATGAAAAAACTCTCGAATTTCTACAATACCGCTATTTCCGGAGAGAAACCCTTTGTATGTGAACGTGTCAACAATAGTGTGAATCTCATGAAACAACCACAGAGATACACCTTTTTGCCCGACACTTACATTATGGGCGCGCCGAAAAACAATGATACCATCAAAGAACTTATCGTGTATTTAAAACAACGCAACCAAACCCCCCATTTCTCCAGCGACCGCGATTTCTTGGGCGATACTGCACAGTGGTGTTCCGATGCCATCTCGGCCAATAAAATGAATTTAGTGGGTGGCGAATTGGTTGGCGTGAAAACCGCGAAACGTCAGTCCATTTTACTCGACAATCTTATGGAAGAAGAATACCTCGATTTGTCTCCCAACTGTGTAGGCATTTATATTCCCGAAGACGAATTGTTGTCGCGTAAGAAATACCAATGGTTTTCCGTATTACCTACGGAGGATTTGATGAATACGACTGCGTCGATTACTCGATATTTGAAGGCCGCGTTGGTGGATGGTTCCGAATCGTTTTATGGAAACCCGCCAAGTGAACAAAAGAGTGTCATGTCGATATAATACACACTACTTATAACAAAACCACCATCGATAACATAGAAAACAATCAAAATCGAGAGTATCCATAACAACATCATCGGTTTCGGTTTTTGGGATTGTTTCGGTTCGTGGAACTGTATCGGTTGACGGAACTGTTTCGGTTGGTTGGATTGTATCGGTTTTTGGAACTGTATCGGTGGGTTGTTGTGTGATAACCGAGTTGTTTGTCTCATTACTTGACTCATTGATCGGCGGCGCGTTGCTTGGCTCATTGATCGGTGGCGAGCGGCTTAATACACGGATTGATCTTTCCTCTGTTCCAGAATATACAAGACAAACACCATCTAGTTCGTTTTTTCGAATCATTTCAGGACGTATTCTTTTTCGTGTAGTAAATGACAAGGACATCTAGTGTATACTATATTTACGTGTTTTTTATATTGTATTATTAACAACATAAACAATACTCTCGATATATTTGTATTTATCGAGAGTAGTATGGACCCATATTCCATTCAAATAGACCAATCGGTTTCTTCCGTTACCCAATTAATGGAAAAATACCGCGATAATCCGTATATGTTCGCCAAAATACACAACTATGTGTGTTTCCAACTCCCGAATATTATGGAAAACATTCGCAAAAACCACGAAGAACGACAACAACGCATCGCCGAATTAACGGTAGAACAAGACGGATTTATTGAACGGTTTTTGACGATGAATCGGTATTTTTACGTGCCTACTACCGACAAATATGTATACTATGACGGGGGAGATTACGAAGTGAAATCCGAAGACAGTATCCTACATCACATCCTGACAACCATCACTAGCAACGAGAAACAGTTGATGGATTGGAAACAGCGAACCAAAGTGTATATTATGAAACGCATCAAAGAAAAAGCATTATACAAAAGCGTACCCGAATCCAATACGATACAATTTGTGTTAGAAAATATACATCCCGTGTTATTTGAAACCAAAGAAGAGGCGAAATATTTTTTAACTATTTTAGGAGATACTATCTTGCGCAAAAAAACCGAACTCGTTCACTTTATAACACCCAGAGCCAAGATGTTTTTGCGCGAACTGACCAATGTATCCCTTTATTTGTTTGGGGTAAACGCGACATCGACCTTTAAACATAAATATTATGACCACGAATATGAACGATGTCGTATGGTGAAAATCAACGATACAATCGAGAGTGAACATATTTGGGGGAACATCTTACAAAACGTCTCCGTAAATCTTCTCTGTGTTGCCTGCCATTATTCCATTCGATATGGTTCATCCGATGATTATGTATTGCGATTCAACAATCAAGATACTCTCGAAAAAACCGCCTTTTTCTTGAAGAATACGACGCAAGATCAACTTGTCACACAATTCATATCGGAATATCTCCAGGTTTCACTAAACGGAACAACTACATTAATGTCTCCGTCAAACACCCCACCGATGACGTCGAATCTATTGATAGCCCTACACCAGTCCAACACAAACATAAACACCTCACGCACCATTTCGTGGAAAAACATGCAGTATTTGTGGAGCCATTTTTTGAGTAGCATACAACTCCCAACCATTATGTTTCAGCAAGATCTGAAAAACAAACTGACTGAAAAACTCGCGGAAAATTACAAAGACGATACCGACACCTTTATAGGCGTGTCTAGTAAATATATGCCATATATTCGATCATTTATTCATTTTTGGGAAACGGCCATTGATTATGACGAAACGGGGGAGTATGAAATGGACGAATTGTGCATGCTTTATAAGAAATGGTTGTCGATGCAACCCAAGACATCGACAATTGGGGGAGTTTCGAATATGCTAAATGAACGCCAAATGTTGGATTTGATTTTGTATTATTTTCCGAATATTGAAATAGAAAAAGACAAATACGTATTTCAAATCCGTTGTCGATTATGGGATAAACAATTGGATATACAAATCGCGCTTTCTCAAATGAAGGATTATATACGCGATTCCAACACGAGTGGATTGGCGACACTCTATTCGACGAGTATTTATGACGCGTATGTATGGTATTGTAAATATTATTCCGAAACGTCCACTCATGGTGTCTTTGAAAAACATCCATTGGTAAGTAAATCGTATTTCGAAAAATATGTGTTGGACAATATAGGTATTTACGTGATTGACGACAAATATCTATCGAATGAATGGATTACGGCAGATGACCACTAAAGTATGAAGAACTCCGGACGCGACGATAATAAACGCGACTCTATTTTTATAGGTCTTGTTTATCGTGGTTGTCGTGTTGGTCATGATGGTCTTGTTTATCATGTTGGTCATTTTGTGCTAAAGGTTCACCACCCTTGCGCTTGGCGGTTTTGTTCTTTTTGTTAGCAGAGGCACGAACAGAACGACGAACAACTCCGAATTTGCCTTTCTTGGCAAAGAATCCGTGTTTTTGGAGACGTTTTTCCTTTTTGGCGGTAGCGTGCTTCTTCTTGGAGACAATACGTCCCCATTTGTTCATAATCAAATCACTTTTCACCAATTCGCCAGCAGTCTTGTAGGAAGTTCCATGCCAGACTTGTTGTCTAGAACCAATAAGGGATTTGTATGTTTTTCCGTGGATGTGGTAGTGTCCGTCATGTTGGCGCACAGGTCGTTTCATATCGAATATAGTATATGGCTAGAATTTATTCATTTTTATATTCAAAAATAAATAAATATTACAAAAACTAGACCACAAAAACTAGACCACAAAATCTAGACCACAAAAAAAGGGTATTTGTTATCCAATATATCTACGTTTACCCTTGTTTATACGCACGGTCAATGCGTATTGCTCTCGTTTAGTGATGGATTGATTTGCTGTATTAGTTTGTTTAATAAACGGTAAATCTGATTCGAAATAATACGGTTCAAACGAAGATTCAATCGAAACGGGCGACACCAATCCGGCTTGATTTTTCGCTACGAGTCGAAGTGTATATATATTATTGTTTAATAATTGGGTTAAATAGATACTATTGTTTGTCCCGTTGGATACATATGGTTGCCCATTCACCGAATAAAACACATCCGTAATATTTCGCCCACCGTCATCGTTTACTGTATATTCAATTAAAGCAGTATTATTTCTGGCAAAAGTACGTGTGACTATTGGGGCAGATGGAGATGTATATGGAGCGACGTATGCTATATCAGACGCAATCGATAATCCATACTGATTCGTTGCATACATACGAATTATATACACGACGCCATTCACTAAATTATTTAATACAAAGGACAAATATACCGGTATTTTACCATTCACCGGTTCACCAGAAACCGGCGTTTGGCCCGATGTGCTGGGTAGGTTTATCGGTCGTCCGGTATATTCACTTATGGTGTAATAAATCGCTTGGATTGCGCTTCCGTTATCCATTCCGAGTGAGTAATATACAATTGAATATCCGTTTTCATCTTGAACATACTCAATCGTAGGCGCTTCGGGCGCTGTATTGTACGTAAGCATGTATGGTGTAGCATAATATGGATTCGACGGAATACTCTCGCCGACGGAGTTCACCGCTATTACACGAACTGAATATTCAACTCCCCCTTGTAAACCAGATATAGTGAATGTTGGACCGCTGGCATTGATATAGTTCAATCCACCCGGAATATACTGATATCTATATCCGGTAATTGCACTACTGTTGTTCGTCGGTGGACGAATATGAACGGTTAGTGTTAATTGACTCGAACTGATATTCTCAATGGTCGGTGGTGGCGGAACAGTATTTATAATGTATCGGTATCTCGATAATGGTGTAACCACCTCTGGATTAAACGTTGCCAAGTGTTGTATATTTAATGTACGCGTATTCATCTGTACAACCGGTGATGTAACCATCTGTAGATCCCGCGATGTACCCGGTTGACAATACGCGACATCGGATTCGAGAGATAATCCATAATCGTTCATTGCAAACAACCGGATTGCATAGACGACGCCATTCACTAAATTGTCTATTTTGAATGATAAATACACCGGATTTCTACCATCGACGACTACATCGTTCGAACCTGGAACTACTCCCGGTGTTCCGGATACATCGTCGATTCCGGTGTATTGACGAATCGTGTAATAAAACGTGTGGGTGGCACTTCCTCTATCCATTCCAGCCGAATAATACACAATAGAATAACCGCTTCCGTCTTGAATATAGTCTATAGTCGGTGCGTCGGGGACAGTATTGTATATCGGTGTTAGAGCGGTAGCACTGGATGATTGAGATAGAATACCTTCTCCGGCAGCATTCACGGATAAGACACGAACCGAATATTCTACTCCTCCGCGTAAACCGGGTATGGTGAAGGCCAAACCACTTATGTCCGTATAATTCAAACCATCTGGCTCATACTTGTATCTATATCCGGTAATCTCACTGCCACTATTATTGATAGGTGGAAGAATATACACCGTGAGTGATAGGTCTCCTGGTGTTATTGTATCAATGGTTGGTGGAGGTGGAACTGTATATACCAAAAACGTAAACGGACTGGACGCGTTGGATACGCCCGCTATATTTACCGCACGAATACGAATATCATATGTTTCTCCATTTACCAAATTATCAATAAATAACGTTCCGTTTACCGGCACTACAATATTGACAAATGGACTACCGTTTATGGAATAGCGATACTCCGTAATAGGTTTTCCTCCATTCGATACCAATTCCGAATATTGTAATACAATACTTCCATCGCCACCAGGTATATATCCTATGATTTCTGGCGTATATGGAATACCAAACGGAATCACGGAAACCGCGTCGGAAATCACCGATTCGCCTGCCGCGTTTACAGCAATCATCGAAATGGTGTATTCTTGTCCGTTGATTAGACCAGGTATGGTGAAAATAGTGTTCGATACTGTGTCGAGTGTATATGTGGTGTTATTTACTATGTATCGGTATGCTGTGATTGGACTTCCACCGTTCCATTCTGGCGGGGCGAAATATACCTCCACAATTTGGTCTCCCGGCGTTAGTGTGAGTATGGTTGGCTTGTCTGGCACTGTTCGCGGGGTTGTCGATTCCATATTCGAATACAACGAGTTTCCACGAGCATTCACCGCTACAATTGTAATACTATATTGTGTGCCATTGGACACATCGGAGATAGTGTATGGTGATACCAATGTATTCATCGAAACCAATGAACTATCATTGATGGAATACTGATAATTGGTAATTGTGCTTCCGCCATTCCACGTCGGAGCAGAAAACGAAATATCTATCGTTGTATTGCCAGGTATAAGCGCCGAAATGGTCGGCGAATCGGGCACATCATACGGGGTTGTACTGAACACACTACTGAAGTCCGAATTTCCGTTATTGTTTACCGCGACCATACGAACCGAATACAACACGCCATTTGATAAATCCGGTATCGTAAACACTTCCACTGATGCCCCAACCGAAACCAATGGTCCTTCATTTACGGAATATTGGTAATCGATAATCTGACTACCTCCATTGAATGTAGGCGCAGAAAACGAAACGTCGATGGAGTTTATTCTTGCAGTTACACTACGCATGATAGGGGGATCTGAAGTTGTATAGGGTGTTGCCGAAAGTAGATTGGATGAATTCACTGAACTACCGAGAATATTGACTGACTTTAAGGTTACCGTATACGTTTGTCCGTTGGTTAAATCTGGAATACGATACGGCGAAGTAAGTCCGTCCATTGAAACATGTGTCGCGCCATCCAACGAATACGTGTAATCGATGATTGGGTTTCCGCCATCAAATGAAGGCGGTGTGAAATAGATGTCGATATACTTGTTTCCGGCAATCAATTGCGTTAATGTGGGCGCGTTTGGTAATGTAAAGGGGGTTGCTGTAAGGCTATTGGAGTTTTCAGATGAACCTCGCGCGTTTATCGCTTGTAGCCAAATTGTATATAGTCGTCCGTTTTCGAGATTCGGAATACGGAAAGGCGAGGTCGTTTGAGCAGGGTTAAACGCAATGTAATTGAGAGAATTGTCGCTAGTTGCGTATCGATAATTGACTATCGCGTTTCCTCCATCAAACACTGGCGCCGAAAACGATACATCAATATATGTATCCCCCGCAACCAACGATGTGATGGATGGTGGATTTGGAACACGGTATGGAGTCGTCTGTGCCGCAATTGGTGAAGAATTGCCTCGTGCGTTTTCCGATATAAGCGATACTGTATACGAAGTTCCATCTTCTAAATCCGGAATCACAAATGGCGATTGTGTTATAGGCACAAACACGTTATCGACAATAGAATAATAATATTTCGTGATGGCGTTTCCACCATTAAACGCTGGCGCTAAAAAGGACGCACTTATACTTCCAACACCGGGAGTCAATTGGAGATTTCGCGGTGAATCTGGCACGCGATATGGTGTTGTGGTTTGTATCTCGGAAACGATGGAATACCCACCAGCATTCTCCGCTCTCATAATCACATTATACGAAACACCGTTTTCCAAATCAGGAATGGTGTATCGAGCCGTGGTAGCACCTACTGGCACAAATGTAGCACCTTGATTGATGGAATAATAATACGCACTAATTGCGTTTCCTCCGGTTTCGGATGGTGCCGAAAAGGAGACATCGATGGTTCCGACGCCGGGTACAAGTTCGTTTATTATGGGTGGGTCAGGGAAGGTATATGGTATTGCGGTGACTGCATTGGAAACGGTGGAATTTCCGCGGGCGTTGATTGCTTCCAAATATACCGTATAGGATTGCCCGTTGATAAGATCCGGAATTGTATAAGGCGATGTAGTTGTTTCGGGTGAGAATTCAACAAAGGTCGCTTGTCCGTTTATCGAATATCGGTAATTGGTAATGGCATTTCCTCCATCAAACGTCGGTTGTGTGAAATTCATTGTAAGTGTCGTGTTTCCGGATACCAAAGAGTTGATTGTCGGAGCATCCGGAATCGTATATGGAATTGCGGTTACTAGATTGGATAGATTCGAATTTCCTGCTGCGTTTTGAGCAGTGATAGCGAGCGTATAGGAATTTCCGTTTGTTAAATCCGTAATTGGGTATTGCGCTTGTCCTACCGGTCCCAAATAGAAATACGTTACTCCATTATCAAATGTATAATAGTAATCCGTGACGGCATTTCCGCCATTCGATGCAGATATAATCACATTGGCAGTGAGTGTCTGAATTCCCGGCACTAAACCATCAATCGTTGGTGGACTAGGAATCGTATAGGAAATTGCCTGTGCTGAGTCCGACGCTTGCGAATTGCCCGCGTAGTTTTCAGCAATCACCTCAACCGTATATGTTCCAATCGGTAAATTCGGGATGGTGTATGAACTTTCCCCAGCATTTCCTAAATAACTATACGAACCGCCACTATCGAGACTATAATAATATTTGGTGATTGCGTTTCCGCCGTTCCATACCGGGGCACTAATGTATGCGGTAAGTTTCTCATAGCCAGACAATAACGAATCAATCGTTGGTTTATCAGGAAACGTATATGGGGTTGAAACGATTACGTTGGATGGACTCGAATTTCCCGCGGCGTTGTTTACCACAACAGATACTGCATATGCGTTTCCATTGTCTACTCCAGTAATATCATATTCTTCTTCTCCTACAGGACCTAAATAGTAATAGGTGGAACTGCCATTGAGATTATAGTAATAATTCACGATTGCGTTCCCTCCATTCAAATCTGGGGGTACTACGCTAGCAGTCAATTTGGCATTTCCTCCAATCAAAGAAGTGAGAGTCGGGGCGTACGGTACACTGTACGGAATGGCGGTGAACGGGTCGCTTGGTTGTGAATTTCCCGCGGCATTTTCTGCCAAGAACAAAACCGTGTATTCTACTCCATTGTCCAATCCGTAAATGGTATATGGTAATTGTCCATATGTACCTAAATAGGAATATGTAGCACCACTATCGAGTGTATAATAGTAGTTTGTAATGGTGTTTCCTCCGTTCCACGTCGTGTCGGCAATGTTGGCGGTTAGAGTAGTATTTCCCGAAATAAGCGCGGTGATTATTGGAACATCTGGAAACGTATATGGAATGGCCGACACGCCAGCAGATGGTCTCGAATTTCCGGCTATGTTTTCGGCAACGACCGATACGGTGTATGTGTTTCCGTTGCTTAGATCGGTAATCACATACGACTCTTGACCGACTGGTCCTAAATACGAATACGAAACACCACTATCGAGAGTATAATAATACGTTGTAATAGCGTTTCCTCCATTGTTCTCTGGGGCAATCACATTTGCTGTGATTGTGGTATTTCCACCAACCAATATATCGATCGTTGGAGCATTCGAAATTGTATATGGAATGGCCGAAAGACTCGCGGATGGACTTGAATTTCCTGCTGCGTTTTTCACGGTAATGGTGACGGTGTATGTGTTTCCGTTGTCTAAACCAATAATATCATATGGACCTGGACCAACTTCGCCTAAATAGGAATATGTGGTACTACCATTGAGATTATAGTAGTAGGTTGTTATTGCGTTTCCTCCATTTTGTGCTGGCGCAATCACATTTGCGGTGAGTTTGGAATTTCCTGAAACCAATACATCGAGAGTAGGGGCATTCGGTGTTGTGTATGGAATAGCCGATAATGGATTCGATTTCGCGGAATCGCCGGCTTCATTACGCGCAACCACCTCCACCGTATAAGGTATTCCATTGAATACTCCCGAAATGGGGTATTGCGTATCTCCGAAATTCCCTAAATACGAATAAGTAGATCCGCCGTCGAGAGTATAATAATATTCTGAAATTGCCGTTCCACCATTCCAAAATGGTGGTGTGACTGTCGCTAGAAGACGATTGTTCTCCGATACAAGGGCATTGAGTGTCGGCGCGTCTGGAATCGTATATGGGATTGACGAAAATACGGCAGATAGACTCGAATTTCCGGCAAAATTCTCAGCAATTACCTGTATGCGATATTCTATTCCGTTGTTCAATGGCGAAATGACATATTGTAATTGTCCTACCGGACCTAAATACGTATATGACGCCCCTCCATTCGTGGTATAATAGTAGGTGGTGATCGCGTTTCCTCCATTCTCCTCTGGCGCAATAACCGTTGCCGTAAGTTTCATGTTCCCAGGAATCATTTCCTCGATGGATGGTGCGTTTGGAATTGTATATGGAGTTGCCGAAAGACTTGGGGTGGGACTCGAATTTCCAGCATTGTTTTTCGCGGTAACAGATATTGTATACAGGTTTCCATTGGTTAATCCTGAAATGATATACGGACTGGACAATGTGTTTCCTAAATAAGAATATGTCGTGCTACCATTGATATTGTAATAATAATCTGTAACCGGATTACCACCATTCCATACCGGAGCAATGACGTTGGCGGTCAATTGTGCATTTCCAGAAATCAACAAATCGAAAGTTGGCATATCGGGAAACGTATATGGAATTCCTGCCAACACATTGGATGGATTCGAATTGCCTGTACTATTCTCGCCTATCACTCGAATAGAATATGTGTTTCCGTTCATTAAATCGGGTATCGTATAGGATGCCTCGTTGGCTGGCCCTAAATAACGGTACTC